AGTACGGGCGAGCTACAAAACTTTATAATAGAGCTAGATACCTTAGAAATAGTACAAACCTTTAACACAACGTGGACTAATAACGCTATAGGCAAGCTCCGCAGGTGGCTAAATGATTTAACAAAATGACATATTTATATATTATAATACTTTCTATAATGATAGGCTATACTTTGCTATACTTATACTTTGAGCATAGACTAGACAAAAAAAAAGAAGAGTTTAAAAAGTTAAACAAGACTTTAAGAAAATGGCACGAAAACCAAAAACCCACGCAGCACTAAAAAAAGATTTAGACGCAGTTTTTAGTAAGTATATACGTTGGCACTACGCAGACGCTAACGGCTTAGTAGAGTGCTATACTTGCGGAGTAGTTAAGCACGTTAAAGAAATGCAAAACGGGCATTTCCAGAGCCGCAAGCATACTAGTACTCGGTGGCTGCATACTAAGTACATAACTAACTGTATGCCTCAATGCGTAAAATGTAATATATATAGCGAGGGCGAAAAGTGGATATTTGGTAATAAGCTAGTAAGCGAATACGGGCAAGACGCAGTAGACGAGCTTATAAGAGAAAGTAATAAAAGCGTTAAGCTGAGTAAGGGCGATTTAATAGAATTAATAGAACACTACAAAGAAAAATTAAAAGATAATGAAAACAGTTAATAGTATAAGCGGCGGTAAGACGTCGGCGTATATAGCGGCAAATTACCCCGCAGACGCTAACGTATTTAGCTTAGTGCGCACAAGTGATAAAGCTTGTTTATTTCCAGACGCTAAAGTAAGGCAAATAGTAAGCGATAAAATAGGTACAGAGTTTATAGGTACTTTAGAGATGGACGATATAATATATACTATTTTAGATTTAGAGCAGTTTATAGGTAAAAAAATAGACTGGATAACTGGCAAAACTTTTGACGAAATAATTAAAAGAGGCGATAAAGTTTACTTACCTAATAAGACGCAAAGGTTTTGTACTATAGAGATGAAAATAAAACCTATCTTTTACTGGTGGGCTGAAAAATTTAATAAAGAGCCCGTAGATATGCGTATAGGCTTTAGAGCTAACGAGCAGCGTAGAGCTAAAAAAATGTTAGAAAAATGTACTAACGGTATGCAGTATATGAAAGGTACTTTTAGCAAACATAAAGACGGGCGTAATAAATGGGTAGATATAGCCTATAGAGTGCCTACGTTTCCACTTATAAAAGATAATATCTATAAAGATAAAATAGAAAATTACTGGGATAATAAGCCTGTTAAATTTGCCTACTTAAATAATTGTGTTGGCTGCTTTCACAGAAGTAGCGTATTATTAAAACATATGAGCAATAAAAGCCCTAATCAGTTTGACTGGTTTATAGAGCAAGAGAAAAAAGGATATAATAGCAATAAAGCACGTTTTAAAACTGGCTTAAAATATGAAAATATAAAAAGCAGTTTTACGCAAATACAATTATTTGACGACGACTTTACAGACTGCGATAGCGGTTACTGCGGACTATAAACAATACTATGTTAGTAAATATATTAGGGCTCACTTGCAAAAGTGGGCTTTTTTATTATTATTGCTAAATGTTAAGTAATAAACTTTGTAAGGAGTTAAAACAAATAGCGGCTAACTTTATACCCGCCGAGCACCTAGACGACTTAACCCAAGTAGTATTTGAGCAGCTCTTAAATATGGATAAAGAGAAACTCTACGGCTTGTTAGATACTGGCGATATATACAGATACTTTAACAGAATGTGTAAGCTAAGCTACTATAGCAAAAACTCGCAGTACTATTATACCTATAATAAGATTAACGAGCATATTACGTTTACAGAAGAGAGTAAAAAACAAACTACTAATAACTTATATATTAATGCAGACGAGGGCAGTACTAACGCCGACGTTATAAATAGTATACTTAACGAGCTTTACTGGTATGATAGAGAGCTATTTAAGTTATATGTTTTAGGCGACGAGGACGTAAAAAAGTATACGTATACCTCACTAGCTAAAAAGACTAATATAAGTAGGATAAGTATATACTATACTATTAAGGCGGTTAAAAAGTACGTAGCAAATAGATTAAAAGAGTTAAATAATGATATATAAAGATTTAGCCGAGCTAATAGATTACGATATACCAGTAATAGAGGTATATAACGAGGACGGCGACTTAGAGTACGTACTAGACTTAGATAGTTTAGAGTTTGACGATATAGACATAGTATATAAAAACAATTTAAAATGTTTCGGAATAATAAAACTAGTAAGAGATGAACAAGCCCAAATTAATGATACAGAGCTATAACTACTTTAAGGCAGTAGCTAAAAGAGTTTTAGGCGGTTTTGAGAATGTAGATAACGCCACGTACTACGATAGGACGTTTATCTGTAGCCGTTGCCCTAAACTTAACGAGGCTAGAGAGTGCACAGAGTGCGGCTGCCCAGTAGAAACAAAAGCAGCTTGGAAAACTGAAAAATGCCCTATTAACAAATGGTAGCAATAACAAAGGAACACTTAAAAAAAGCTAAGCAATTTTATAAACTTTGCGAGACGGGTAAAGCCCCTAGCCAAAAGGTTAAAGCTGACTTAATAGGCTTTTATAATGAATTATACGGCACTACATACAAGAGCTCTACAAATTGTACCTCTTGCCTTAGCGTAGTGTTTAAGGCTATACAAAAGCTAGCCCTAAGCGATACTATTAAATAATTAACAAACACTCTTAAAACGTCTTAAAATGACTAAAATAGACAAACTACCAAGCTACTACGTAGGCAAGTATAAAAAGATTAAAGCGTACGACGTAATGAATGACTACGAGCTAACCTATAACGTAGCTACGGCGTGTACTTATCTTTTGCGTAGTGGTAAAAAGCCACAAAACCCCGCAGAGCAAGACATAGAGAAAGCTATAAAACACTTACAATTCGAACTAGAGCGTATTAAGCTACAGACAGAGCAAGACAAAATAGACGAAATAAATAAAACCTACTTTAGTGGTAACGGAATTAGTACGTATTAACAAAATAAAGCCTAACGCTAGTAACCCTAGAGTTATTAAAACGCTTAAATTTAAGAAACTAGTAAAGAGTATTAAAGAGCTCCCTAGTATGCTTAAACTACGCCCTATAGTAGTAGACGAAAACTATATAATTTTAGGCGGCAATATGAGATATAAGGCTTGTATAGAGGCAGGGCTTAAAGAAATACCTATAATAGTAGCCGACGAATTAACAGAGGACGAAAAACAAGCTTTTGTAATTAAAGATAACTTAAGTTTTGGAGAATGGGACTACGATTTACTTAGTAATGAATGGGATAGCGTAGAGCTCGACGACTGGGGCTTAGACGTATGGCAAAACGAGGACGATATAAATAACGCAATAGAAACAGAAGAGCCTAGGCCTAATAGCGATAGGGTAGTATGTGCTTTATGCGGTAAATAATAAGACGAATGATACACAATAAAAAAGAGCCTTTACTAAAAGCTTTAGAGAAAACTCTAGGCGTAGTTACCTCAGCTTGCAAATCGGTAGGAATAGGGAGAGCTACTTTTTATAGGTGGCTAAAAGATGATAACGAATTTAAAGAGGCAGTAGACGAAATACAGAGCGTAGCTTTAGACTTTGCAGAGAGTAAACTATTTGAGCAAATAAAAGATAACAGTACGGCGGCTACTATATTCTACCTAAAGACTAAAGGCAAAAAGCGAGGCTACGTAGAGAGGCAAGAGCTAGAGCATAGCGGCGGCGATAAACCCGTAAATATTAAGTTAGTAATAGATGACGATAGCGAGCCTAACGAGTAAGCAGGGCGAGGCTCTAAGATACCTAACAGATAAAACTACTACAGAGGTTTTATACGGTGGTGCTGCGGGTGGTGGTAAGTCTTATTTAGGTTGCTGCTTTATTATATGGACTTGCCTACAATACGACGGCGTAAGGTGCTTAATAGGGCGTAGTAAATTAGATACTTTAAAAAAGACTACTTTAAATACTTTTTTCGAGGTTTGTAGTCAATGGGGTATATTAGCTACTAGCCATTATAAGTATAACGCTAGCTCTAACGTCATTACTTTTTTTAACGGCTCAGAGGTTATATTAAAAGACTTATTTGCCTACCCCTCAGATAGAAATTTCGATAGCTTAGGCTCGTTAGAAATAACGGCGGCTTTTATAGATGAATGTAGCCAAATTACAGAGAAAGCTAAACAGATAGTAGCGAGTAGAATAAGGTACAAGCTAGACGAGTATAACTTAACGCCTAAGATACTACTAACGTGTAACCCTTCTAAAGAGTGGGTATACTCTAGCTTTTACAAGCCTAGCAAAGAGAACAATCTACCAGACTATCGTAAGTTTATACAGAGCCTAGTAACAGATAATAAGCACGTATCTAAGCACTATAGAGAGCAGCTTAATAAGCTAGACGATATAAGTAAGCAAAGGCTACTTTTTGGTAACTGGGAGTACGACGATAGCGACGACAAGCTAATAAACTACGACGCTATTTTAACTACATTTGAAAACGAAGAGCTAGCAGGCGGCGACGGATATATAACGGCGGATATAGCACGATATGGTAAAGACAAGACAGTACTAATATACTGGAGCGGTTTAAGAGCCGAGCAGTTTATAACAATGGCTACTAATAGCGTAACAGAGGCAGCTAATAAAATTAAGGAATTGCAGCAAAAATATAGCGTACCTTTAGCGAATATTTGCGTAGATGAGGACGGCGTAGGCGGTGGGGTAAAAGATATACTACGCTGCAAAGGTTTTGTAAATAATAGCAAAGCTTTAAAAGGCGAGAACTACGTAAACTTAAAAACTCAATGCTATTATAAATTAGCGGACTATATTAACAAGCTTAGCATACATATAAACTGTAAAGACATTACTATAAGAAATATAATAACGCAAGAGCTAGAGCAGGTAAGGCGTAAGAATTACGACAAAGACACAAAGCTACAACTAATAAGCAAAGAAGAGGTAAAGACGGCTATAGGACGTAGCCCCGATTATAGCGACGCCTTAATGATGAGGTTAGTATATGAGCTAAAAGGCGAGGGTAAATACTACATACATTAAAAGCGAAAGGGCATAGCCACACTACAAGCTACACCCTTTCTATAAAACAATGTCAAGCGAAAATACAAAACTTAATTTTTTATATATTAATAATATGGACTTAGTTATTAACGGCAAAGAGTATTACGTACCTAAAAAGTGGAACGAGATAAACCTAAAGAGGTATATAAACTTTATAACTACTTATAGCGACGAGGCTACGGACGCAGAGAAAGAGCTACACTTAATTAGCACGCTCTTAGGCGTTAGTACTGAGATTATAGGCAAAGCTAAAAAAAGCGTTATAGACAAAGTAGTAGAAGAGCTTAAAGGTTTAATAGAGCAGCCTGCTAACGAGGACTTGGTACTAGAGTTTGAAATAGACGGCATAGAGTACGGCTTTAACCCAAATCTAAGCGAGTTAAAATTAAAAGAGTTTGTAGACTTAGACAATAGGCTAGAAAACGGTTGGCAGGATATGCACCGAGTAATGGCTATTTTATACCGCCCAGTAGTTAAAAGGCATAAAGAAAAATACGAGATAGAAGAGTACGACTTTAGAACGGCGGCAAAACGTGGCGACATATTTTTAAAAGAGCTAAGCGTAGATATAGTAAACGCTGCGGCTAGTTTTTTTTTGTCTATCGTAATGGACTATATAAAAATTACGGCAGCATATTCCAAAGCGGACAGAAAGACGAAGAGGGGAGCTTTAAGACAGATGAAGAAAGTTTTAACGAGCGGTACGGGTGGTACGGAGTAATATATAATTTAGCTTGCGGCGATATTTTAAAATTTGATACCGTACTAAATTTAACTATAGACGAATGTTTAAATTTTGTAGCTTACCAAAAAGACTTGAGCTACTTACAAAATAAATAAAATGGCAGTATTTTACAACGGGTACGAGATTAAAAATGTAACGCTTAAAATGTTATACGAAGTATTTGAAGAGGCATTTACTTTAGAGCCTCAGCTTAATACTATTACGTTCGGCGATATATTCGAGGTAGACTTAGCTAAAAGTACTAAGTACCCTTTAATGCACGTAAGCACAGATACGGCTAGCTACGATACTGGTAGCCTTACTTATAGCTTTCAAGTTATAGTAATGGACTTAGTAAATAAAGACGAGAATAACGAGCACGACGTACTAAGCGATATGCTCGAGGTTATAGGCGATATTATAAGCCATATAAGAAACTCGGCACTAGTAAGCGAAGTAGACGACTTTAGAAATACAATAAGGTTACAAGATAGTATTAGCTGCGAGCCTTTTACGGAGCGTTTCGATAACGAGGTTACTGGGTGGACGGCTAACATAAGTATAGAAGTAGAATTTAACGCCTCAGCGTGTGCAGGGCAAATATAATCATAAACTAAATTAAATTAAATGGCGACAACGGTAACGGCGGCTACGCTAACGGTAGCAGTAGCAGAATCAATTACACTAAACGGCACTACGTACGATAGTACTACTAACGTAAGTATAGCAAGTATAGCTAACATAAGTAAGCGTATAATGACAGTAGCGGCAGGGGCTACCTCTAACGTAGCAACTTTTTTATCTACGGTAACAAACCAAGCTTTTGATACAGAAGATACTAAGTACATTAGACTAACTAACTTAGACGATACAAGCGAGGTTATAGTAACACTAGCAGAGGCAGCAACGGCGGCAGGCTTAGAGCTTAAAGCAGGGGCTAGCTTACCTTTATTTAGTATTAACGCTAACGGGGCAGCTCGTGAAGATGCCTTAACTAGTGCTACGGCTATAGAAGAGATACACGTACACAACGCAAGCGGGGCAGCTATTGACTTAGAGCTATTCGTAGCAGGCGTATAATGAAAACTAAAAACGTAAAGAAAGTATTTGACTTGTTCGGTAAAAAGACAGTTAAAACCGCAAGAGGTATACTTAACGCACAAGGCAAAAACGCTAGCGGCGATTTAAGCAGTAGTCTAGGGTACTATCTTAACGTAAAAGACGGCGTAGTAGAGTTACGCTTTTTAGGTGCACCTTACGCCGATTTAGTAGATAAGGGAGTACGAGGCTCTAAGAGCTCAGCAAAAGCACCTAATAGCCCGTATAGTTATACAACAAAGCAACCGCCTAGCGGCGTAATAGATAAATGGGTAGTACGTAAAGGGCTAAGCGGAGCTCGTAATAATAAAGGGCAATTTATTAAACGTAAAAGTTTAGTATTTTTAATAGCTAGAAGTATTAAGCTATACGGATTAAAGCCTAGTAATTTCTTTAGCGACGCACTAAACGAGGGTATGCGTACACTACCTAAAAACGTAGCTAAAGCATACGTTAAAGACGCTGCGGCGTTTATACAAACAGTAACAAAAGAAATGTAACAAAATGGCAATAGCTCAAATAAGAAATACAAAAGCGGCACAAGGTATATACCCCGCTTACCAAGACTTAGTAGTAAGCGTTTCTACTAATCAAATACTAGCTAACGATACTACGTACATATACCCTAACGGGTGGGTAACAGTACTTAACTTAAAGATGATATTAGAGGTATACGTAGACGACGTACTAGCTGCTACTTTAAAAAAGCCACGTAACGAGTTTAGTAACGCCTTATTTAATATAGAGAGCGTTATACAAGACTATTTAAGTACTGACGTAAACGAGTATATAGCTACAGATGCAAACACTAGGAACGCAATACATAAAACGCCTAAGTATAGTAAGAATAACACTAGCTTAGTAAAGGTATTTTTAAAAGCGGGTATAGAGTATACTAACTCGGTTACTGGTAACTTTTTTAGCTCCGTCTCAGATACTCAGCAAACGGGTAGCGGTTTTATAAACGCCCCGTTTTTTGTATTTAATGGAACGCAGCAAAACAGAGACGGCGAGCTATTAGA